TGAAACAACTTGTTTTTTTAGTTTAGCTAGTTTTTCACCGAAGTGTCTCCATGTTTCTGGATCGGAGATATCGTTCTCCATTCTTTCATATGCGAGAATGCTATTAACTCTGAAGTTACATACATCACGCAAAGGTGCAGTAGCAAAGCTAGAAACTTCTGCAACATTTTTTTGGAGATAAACTCTAAAACTACCACCGTTTGTATCGTTGAGGCTACAGTCAACAACAACAAATCCATTCTCTGCAAAGAGTCTAGTGATACTCTTCAAGTCATAGTAGTATACGTGTTCGTGGCAGATGTTGTCAAACGCTAGTTGCTTCACCATCAGTGGTGTATAGCTCATTTGAAGCACTAGAGTACCATTGTCATCCAGAACTTTATACAAGTCTTGTACGAATGGAACTGGATCATCTAAGTCATAGAACATTGCAATGCAAGTAATGATCTTAGCTTTTGCACTACCATATCCTGTTTTTTGCCATGCATCATAGCTGAAATAATCTTGAACAACTTTAGTTGCAACTTTAGAACTTTCTGCATGATAGTTGTCATCACATGGATCAATACCTAGTTTGATCATGTTGTCTGGAACTGCCTTCAATAGTGTACCATCATTACATGCAATGTCGAGCCAGATGTCGCCGTCTTTAGTCTTAACTCTTGAAGTGACTTCTGCAACAATACCTTGCAATTCTTTAGTCATGCTTGCGTTGATGCCGCTGCGGTACCAGTACTGACCCCACATTGTATCTGCTGGTGCAATGCCTTGAAGGCGAACTGCACCTAAATTATTGTCTTGATACAAGTCTAGACTATATTTCTTGCGACCTTCACTGTCACTATCGTTCTTGATAAAGTCACTAACGTAGTGATCGCCAATGCTTAAAACTTTTTGATTTACAATCGTGCGCTCAGTAGAACCAGGTTCTCTTTGATAGATTGTTTTGCCTCCATCAGGACTTTCTAATACGCTCATCTTTTATCTCCAATTAAACTTTTCATTTCAACATCACACATTTCAAACACTAAATCTTTGAATGTATACTCTGGTTTCCAGTTCAGCTTCTGTTTCGCTTTGCTGCAATCGCCTAGAATTGTAGGCACTTCAGCATGGCGATAGAAGTCTTTATTTACTTCAATGATCTTTTTGCCAGTCGTCTTATTGATGCCAACTTCTTCTAGATCAGTGCCTTGCCATTCGATTTCGAAGCCAAGATATTTAGCAACATCATCACAGAAGTCTCTAACCGAATGTTCTTCGTCGCTTGAGATTACAAAGTCTTCTGGAGTATCTTGTTGTAGAATTGCCCACATTGCACGGACGTAATCTTTAGCATGCCCCCAATCACGCCGCGCAGCTAAGTTTCCTAATTGCAATACATCTTGCATGCCTAGGTGAGTCTTAAGCATACCTTGAACAATTTTTCTTGTAACGAATTCTGGTCCTCTACGTGGGCTTTCGTGATTGAACAGAATGCCATTACATGCGAACATGTTAAAGCTTTCACGATAGTTCACGGTGATAAAGTATCCATAAGCCTTTGCTACTGCATAAGGACTTCTAGGATAGAATGGTGTGAATTCGTTTTGAGGAGTTTCTCTAACTTTTCCGTAGAGTTCGCTTGTAGATGCTTGATAAAATCTGACTTGCTTTTCAGCATTCAATTTCTTAGCAGCTTCTAATAGCTTTAGAACACCGATTGCATTAACGTCACCAGTGTATGTCGGGCAATCATAACTAACGCTAACGTGGCTTTGCGCAGCTAGATTGTAAATTTCATCTGGCTTCACTCGCATTACAATAGCTTCTAAATTTGCAGCATCACTTAAGTCTCCGTAGTGAAGCTTAACTTTATCTTTAACTGATTCAAGGTTGCTAGTGTTCACTCCAGTGCTTGATCTGCGAACAATACCGTGGACTTCATAGTCTTTTTCAATTAAAAATTCAGCTAGATAACTTCCGTCTTGACCTGTGATGCCAGTAATCAACGCAGTTTTTTGCATATATATCTCCATGTTAATAAAAGTGGTAGGTTATTCTGTTACGAGGAAACCTACCGAAACCCTAAGCAGTGTTTAGGCTGCTAATGCTACGTCAAAGACGTTATCGTTTGCATTTACGTTGTTTTGCTTGATTTACGGTCATCGCCTACCGGGTTGCTCCATCCACTATCTTGCGCAATCGAAACCTGGGCAGGCCCATCAAAAACACAGAAGCTCGTCAAGGGAGCCTGTCTCGAATATGTTCGCTAGTTGCGATCTGAAGCCAACATATCGTCTATCTGTGCTTTTGGTGGACCTGGCGGGAATCGAACCCGCGTCTTGCTCACATTCGCTTCTGGGGAATTACAACCATCAATACCGACCAGAGGCCAGTACAATCTGACAAATATGTTCTAGGCGTTCAATGTGTTCAAAAGCACGCCAAGGACTAGTGTCTACAGCTACAACACCATGCCCCTTAATACCTACAATGTCATAGGAGATATTACCCCATCGATCTAGTCCTAGATTTTTATGACACTCATCAGCCAGCTCTTGACTGATTGGAGCCACGTCTCCTACATTATGAGCTACTTTGGTATACCGATTCAGTTCTGGAAATAAAGAACTGAGACTGTTTAGATCGATGCCCGCATGCATTGCAGCTACACAGTATGTAGCATGCACATGCACTACCACACGAACGTCTTTGTGCTGACCCATGTTGCGTTGCAAGCCAAAATGCAAAGGCAGTTCGCCACTGGGCTTTAAGTTAGCACTAATATCAGTGTACGGTTCTTCTTGCCAAAGAAATCCGTGAATGCTGATTTTTTTAAACTGATCTGGTTGCAGAGTTTGTTTACGTACTCCAGTAGGAGTGATGTAAAAATGATTACGATCACTGTGGCGAATGCTGACATTGCTGTCTCGGCTAGTGCTCCAATTACGCTTGTAGGACTCTAGCAAAATATCACAAATTGTTTCTAACATCGTTTAATGCCTTTTTCTTTATTCATAGCTTAGTATATAATTGTATTTTCTGCAACAACATATACTTTCCATTTCGGATGTTTTTTAGAAAGACTTTCTGCTTTAATAAGCAAATTATCTTTACTCTTACTTACATCTTTTACAAAAATTTTATCGCCAGTTTTTACTACAATTTTATATTTCATAATTTGCTTTTGGTGAGGAAGCATCGTCTTGTCCAGATTTTTCAATCTCGGTTTACTGCCATTTTTCATAGCTTAGTGTATATTATACTACTTTCCTACGAACTTTGCAAGTGCTGGCGAAGTCCATCCCTCAGGTTTAAGAATCTTTCCATCTTCTCGCTTGATAACTTTTCCAGTCTCAGGATTGATCTTAGCTAGATTGCTTCGTGCAACTTCATTCCATGCACCATCAACATCATAGCCTTTCATGTAGCAGTGACCTAGGATAACCCAGATCATGTCCATACATGCGTCAAGTTGTTCGACTTCATCATCTGCCGCTTTTGCATCAAGAAATTCCAAAAATTCTTCTTTGATTAAGTTTGTGTAGAGGTGTTGATTCTGAAAACTCTTCTCTTGGTCACATGCTTCAATAAATTTTACTACGTCATTATACATCATTATGTCCTTACTCCATTTTGTGCGTCATATAAATTTCTATACCCAATGAACTCGTTTATATAGTCATTTCGCTTTTTGATGAAAACTTGAGGATTGTCTCCTGTGACTGCAATTATTACAACCAATTGTGAAACGGGAATCTTTGTGCGCTCTTCAAACATCACAGCATAAGCGGAACACTGCATAAAATAATTTAGAATCCAGTTTTCATTCTTTTGTTTAGAAGAAGTTTTCCAGTCAATGACAGAGAGTTTGCCATTGTACCTTGCAATACAATCCACTTTACCAGCAACTCTGAGGTGATGTGAATACAACGGCGCCTCAATAGCATGAACATCATCAACACACTCATCCAAAATTGGTTGAATAGACTTAAACATCGCCAGTGCATCTGGCATAATAGAAGACTTCAACTGTTTATTGTTTAGATAGTCTTCACAGATGCCGTGCATTCTCGTTCCTCTACTGGACGCTTGAGTAGAAATTCTATTAGCTTCAGCAGCACCTACCCGCTTACGCCATTCTAGAATGCTATCTTTACCGTATAGAGAGGTGATAGTGGTCACAGACGGATATAGAAGTCCGTCTGGAGTTTTATAGAATCGTTTGCCGTCTTCAGTTGTTGTTGTTGACAACTCATCGAATTCTAGTTTTTGATGTTCAAATATTTTCATAACTAAAATCACTTTAACTGTTTACTAGGTAGTATATAGTGAAAAAGTTTTCACCATTTCTGTCTTTACCTGTAGCAATGTGTCCGATAGGGACTGAATTGAATTCTGCAAGAGTTTCTAAAAGATTTCTCTTATACTTCATATCCATTTCAGAGTCACATAAATCTTGAGTGTAGACTGTATTTTTTTCAAATCTAATATCGAAAGAAAGTCTTCCAGTAGTAGCTTCATACGCTTCTATTGGCCTATAATTTCTTGTCATATCAACTTTATCTTGCGCAGCTAAGAATTTATTTTTAATAAACTTCGGTAAGTGTGCACCTTGATTCGAAATTCTTTTGATAAGTTCTTCTGCACTATAATTGACTATAGATTGATATTCAGTCACAACTACATTCTCAGAAGAGTTTGCATTCCACTTAATGCCTTTGATGATCGGAAAATAATTATCATTATTAGACTTAATCATTTCATCAATCGTTCTACGCATTTCAGAAGGAGTATAGTTCTTCTCAAAATAAATTCGATAGTTTAACTCTCCAGATTTTGATTTTTCTAATGCAAAGCCTAAATCAAATGAACTGTAATAGTACGTTTCGAGTTCAGGAAACTTTTCAAAAGGAAAATTCAACTCAGTCAAAATCTTAACGATATCTCTATATCGAATAGAGTCTGAATTTATTCCATACAACAGACGATTCTTATTGATTCTGTTAGTATGAAGTTTAACAGAATGAAGAATTTCTTTCCATCTGACGTTCTTTAATAGATCATGAAATTTCAATAAGTCTAGATCATCAATTCTTTTGGTTATGTCCATTATCAACTTTGTCCTCATATTGCAGTTTAGCAATTATATAGTCTTTAACTAATGAGCTTCTTACAATATCGTCAGCATCAAATTCAACTTTAGTGAACGACCTCATATGCATTGCAACATCAAAGAATTTAAGAATACCAGACTTGTCGTTACTCTTACGTAAGTCTGTTTGGCGATAGTCGCCGCACCAAATGATTTTAGATCGATATCCAACTCGCGTCATTACTGTATCAATCTCTTCAAAGTTCATATTCTGCATTTCATCAACGATAATGATAGCGTCATCAAATGACATACCACGAATGAAGCTTGTCGAAATGAATTCAATATGTCCTTGTTCTTCTAGTCTATCCCATGCATCTTTGCGACCGAATAGAGTTTCACAAATCTGTCGGTATGGTTGCTGATAGATTTCCATCTTCTCTGTAACGTCACCTGGCAAATGTCCAATTTCTCTAGACTGTACAGCAGACCGAACAACAATGATCTTTTCAAAAGGATTAGATTTATCTAAAACTTCTTCAATAGCTTTGTATAGTGCAATAAAAGTTTTGCCTGTACCAGCGACTCCATGAAGTGCTACAAAGTAGTCACCTCGTTTATATGCATCGAAGAATATTTTTTGATTCTCTGTTAATGGCTGAAATGTTTTTAGATCATCTAATCGAACTTTAAGTGTGTTGTTGACTGTTCTAGTTTTTGGTGGCGATGTGCTATTCTCAGATTCAGCATTCGTTGGAGTTTTTGGTGCAGTTGGTTTTCTTGCCATGTTATCCCTTTTTTATTATTATAATGCATGCACTTAGAATGTGTTGATATCGCCCAAAGGATGTGCAGCTTTCGCTTTTTGTAACACTTCACGAAAACCTTGATCAGGTTTTCTAAGTCCTAATCGAACGGGATCACCCATTGCAGGTGCGCCTAGCAAGACGGATTCATATTGAGGATTGGCAGCAAGAAATTCTTCCCTATCACTAATCTTAAATAATCTTTCTATGATTTCACCAGTTTCACGGTGACGAAAGTTGTATGTTGGCATTATTAATTACTCCTGTTGAGAACCACTTGGGGACACTTCTTTTCTTCCAATTCGCAAATCGCGCCTTGTCTTGTATATAGTACATCTGATAAGAAGAGATTGCGTCACCAGGAACTTTATATGCGTCAGGCATAGCTGGAGTAGGCTGTGTAAAGCCATTATTGCCAATGTTACGAGGAACATTTTTAAGTAGAACATAGCACAGTCCATCACGTTCTACTTTGTGAGTTTTGCCATAGCGATGTGTGTATTCTTCACACAATGCAATTAGCATGTTGGCTAGCCAAAGATAGTTTTCGGGAGATTGCCTAGCCCAAACAGCGGAAGGATGATTGATGTGAGTAGCACTATACAGTACAGAATCACGATTATCAGACAACAGATAAACTGTTTTCTTCCTTCCAGAAGCAGAACGCCCAACGTCAGGAGTGCCGTCAAGCACACGATGGGCAGTAGATAGGAGTTGTGCATATTCAAGGATCATTTTTACAACATGCTTATCTACGTGGTATTCCGCACATAGCTTAGTGTCGTGGTTCAAGTAAAAAATGTTCATGTGATTACCAGTGGCGAATTACGCCAGCAACAATAAAAATGTTTGTGATGATGTATGATAGCACAATAGCAGTACGAATGCAAGCAATTTTATCGGCTTCGGCATTTGTATTGCCGCGCTTTTCACCTAAAGCTTTAGCCCAAAGTCTCCACACTTTAGTCGCTCAATCTTTCAACGACAACACGCTCTCCACTGTCTTCACCGAAAGATATGTTATCGTAGAACACACGGACAAATCCCCTACGCTCAAGGGACACACACTGAAGCATAGTGCAAAGATATTTTAGATTTTCTGTGTTTTCTTTAATAGATTTGCCAGGTGCACCTTCAGACAATGCAAGCATAATCGACAGGAGTAAAATGTCCCGAAACAAACGAGGATCATCTTTATTTTCTATAATACTACAAAGAGTAAAAAGGTCATCATTCGAAAGACCTTTTAAGAATTGACCAACAGTAGTGTACGGATGATCAATGATCCTCGATGCAGTTTTTCTAGTGATGTCGAGCAAAGATTCCGTTTCAGAAATCCTTGCAAAATTGACAAGGTAATCGGGTAGTTCGTAATCTTCTTCCATATACGTTTACCCTTTATACTTCTAGAACAATGTCTTGATTGTATCCTGTTTCATCAGAATCTTCATATCCAAAATAGCCACGAGGATTGCATACGATCCGTGTGCTTCCTACCATATAGTCGAATGCGTGGTGCGTATGTCCATGCGTCCACAATTTGATCTGAGGCCGATCAAGAATGAAATCTGTCAGGTCAGAACTGTACGCTCCGTTCATCAAAACATCATCTTGATACTGAGGCTTTGTAGAAGCTTTTGCCGGTGAATGGTGACCGACTACAACAAACTTCCGAGTAGGATTAGCATCTACCGTAGCTTTGATAAACTCTAGCATCAGCTTGTGATCTTCAACGGCATCAGCGGGACTAAATTCAGCCGGGCGAGTATGAAACTTTTTACCCACTACCTTTGTGTAGTCTTCCGAACCATCTTCTTTAATTGCATAGACATTTGAAGAAAAATTAGTTAGCTTGTTGCTATTCTTGACGATACGAAAATCATTCATCATACTTTTAATATAATAGAGAGTCATTTTATCTTCTTTGTTCATGTCTGTCCAAAGAGTGCCGCCAATAAAAGTAATGTCATCGATAGTCACACATTCTTTATCGAGGATGTGCAAGTTCTTGATATGGCTCAAGAATTCACGAAGCTTTCCAATGCTAGTTTTAAAGTCACCATGATAATGCTCATGGTTACCCATGATGTAAACAACGTCTTTGTATGCATTAGCGCAACGTTCAAAGAAGGAAATAAATCGTTCCGACTTAGCATTTCCGATAATGCCAGTCGGGTCAGCTTTAACTAAGTCCTGTGCGACACAGATATCTCCACTAAGAATGAGTGTATCACATCCTGTGGCGTTAGTAATATTAAGGTCACCGAATTCTAGGTGAACATCAGATGCAAGTGCAATTTTCATTTTATCCTCGGTGAGTGTGTTCGAATGATTCTTATTTGATCGTCTGGTGTAACAAAACACCTAGCTCTGTATGTATATCCACCATATTCTGAAGCTTTGGTGAACTCTACACATTTAGCTTCCATCATAGCATGACTGTGGCAGTTGTCAACTGTTAATGGACCTCAACCAATTGCTTGAGCAGCCCTGCGGGATTTACTTGAATCCAAAAATCATCAGCAGCACGAGCAGCAGCATCAGCATAAGCAGCAGCAGCAGCAGCACGAGCAGCAGCAGCAGCAGCACGAGCAGCATAAGCAGCAGCAT